GATTTGATATTGTGTCAGCGGGCGAAAAATTGCACGAAGGTTATCAAAAACTTGAGTCTTTACCAATGATCGGAGTATCAATTTGTACTCATAAATATAAAATTAGACCGATCAGAAGATATGTAAGAAATGAATTAGATCAAATAAAAGAAAAGGGTTTTGATCTCGGTTCTAAACCCTGGGTGAATATGTGGTTAGGGATCACGACCGATGAAAAAAGAAGAGTTAGAGACTCTGATGTTCAATATATAGGGAATCGCTATCCACTAATTGAAATGAATTGGAATCGTCAAAATTGCATAGATTATTTGAAAAATTATCCCGAATATCATGTTGAAAAATCGGGTTGTTTTATGTGTCCATATCAAACGGCTCGCGGTTGGAATGATCTAAAACGAAAACATCCCGAATTGTTTGATCGAGCTTTAGAATTAGAAAAAGTCGCTATTGATGGAAGTAAAAAATTGAAAGGACTTTACAGATCAGAGACATCAATAAAAAGATTTGATCATTCGCATACTTTGGAAGATTTTGGATTTGATCTTGAAGGCATGGATCATTGTGATAGTCAAGGAGGGTGTTTCTTATGATTACTCACATGAAAGGCAATTTATCCCTTGACACAAGTAAAACCAATTATTACAAAGCCGCTTTTTATCATATGAATAAATTATTTTGGGATGAAAACGTCAAGGCGAATTATGACGAAGCCGTGATCTTTCGTAAATTGCCAGATATGCTTCTTGCAGATCCATTCGCTCGCAATTGTCCGGATGCCGGATTATTTACCAATGACATTAATCCAAACACAAAAGCACAATATCACCTTGATGCTATTCATTTTATGCAAATAATGGAAACTTCAAGCCTTGACGGTGTGATCTTTGATCCACCATTTAGTTCAAATCAAGCCAAAAGATATGAAGGCGAAATTACTAATGTATATACTAAGCCTGGTTATATCAAAGTATTAATGAACGAAATTGAAAGATCACTCAAACCTGGTGGCTATATGTTGAAGTTTGGATATAATTCAACTAAACATAAGCCGCATTTTGATCTAGAACATATGTGGATCGTTAATCATGGCGGGAATCATAACGATACTATTGTATCACTTTGGAAAAAAACAAGTCATAACTTACATGAATGGAGTGATGAAGAATGAAATTGAGATGCAGATATTGTAAAATAGTCTTAGACTTTGAAAACTTTGAACAAATAGAGAAAGAAAATAAAACCCAATGTTGGGTTATGGTGAAAGGTGTTAATCACCATTTTAATCAAGTGGTGAACTGATGCCGAAAATAGTTAGATCAGTTTCATTAGATCAACAAACCGATCTTTTAGCACAAGAAAAATCTAATTTCAGTAAGTGGGTTCGTGATCAATTATTATCTGAAACAATTTACGCAAGAAAGTGTTTTTATCCCCTTGACACAAATAACGTCAAGGAGACTAATGATCTAGGCATTTGTAATGGAATGGCTAAACCGAGATGCGTGAAATGTTATCCAATTGCTTCACCGACTCGAGATCAATGGATTGCTTATCGAGCTTCAAATATGACTGCTGATCAATTTCGTGATCATATTGCATTCGATTATGAAGATGAGCCGAATAATATCGAATTATACGCTAAAGAAGAAAAAAAAGAGCCTTCAACCCCACCTATGAGAGAACGAAAATATCTTAGAAGATCATTGAAATATATTTGGTCGTTTATCTAAGTTAATGGGTTTGCATCATCAACAGCATTACCGAGATTGGCTAATCCGCCAAGAATAGCACCGATCACACTTGTTGGTATTGGAGTTCCAGGAATAAAACCTTGAGATATATCAACACCAGGAATAGAATCTAATGTGTTAGCGATTGGCGATAAACCATCTTTCAATTGACCTAACAGATCATCAAGATCATTTGGTGTTCCAATTAATATTTCACGCCCAGTTATTATTTCAAATATTGTCGCACCAATGTATAGATTTTCAAAAGTTAGCAGCTTATCAATTCCCTCTGCTAATTGAGCAACTTCGCCAATTGTATTTACTGAAACGTAATCTCGTAAAATCTGCCGTTCACTTTCTTGTAATTCAATACGGATCACTTCAACTCGATCCGGTTTTGCCTTTGGCATTAATATCCATCCACAGCACAATCATAACCTATTGCACTATATTGAATAGTGCCGTTAAAATTAACAGATCCAGCCGCAGCAATTAACATTGATCCAGGTGGTAATATAATTTCAGTAAATGCACCTTTAGCCGGAATACCAACCATAACCATAGGTGAAACGCCTGTCATAGCCCCAGTTGAAAGACTAACTAATCCTATAGGAAAAAAGAAGTCATTTAATGTCATATCAAATGATCCATCAGCTAAAGTGGGAGTTTGATATGGTGCAATATAGAAAATAATTTCACTATTTGCTGTATTTGTTCCGTTTACGGCTGCTAAACTTGTTAATTTCAATGCCTTATCTGATGGGGCTTGAAGAATTGGATAACCAAAAGCCGTGTCTAATGAAGGTGATAAAGTTTTGAAATAATGAAATTGACCTAATGAAGCCATAATAATCACTTCTCGCACAATCTCATTATTTCTCTCATTCTTTTAACGCCCATTAATTCAGTATCATACAATAATTTTACTGATTTTTTTACAGCATTTTTTTCACTACTTGACATAATCTTGAATCGAGCCTTTGCTCTTTTACTGATAGCCATAAAATCACCTTAAGCATCCGTTCTAAATACAACTCTAGTGTTTAATGCGATTTGTGCAACGCATTGAGTATATAATCCACTATCAACAGCCGGATCGTTAGGGATCACTGTTGCGATAGGTGTTCCAGATCCATTCAAGAAATAAATAGGACTTGAGAAGTTTGTTGCGTTATTTCCGCCCATAGCGAAAGCATGAGAGACGGTTCGACCTTGCAGTGTCTCACCGATACTCTGACCTGTCAATACTGAAACAAGTTCATGCTCTCCCGCCCCAGTTGGAGTTTTACTAAATACATGATAATCGCCATTTGTGCAAGCAACCGACAAACCAACTTCACGATCTGCAACAGCATTTGCCATAACGATCACCGAATCACCCGAAACTAATCTCTTAGGATAAGGTAGCATAGCGGGCATTCCCATGCCCGAGCTTAAACCTGATACAGGTAAAGCCGCTTTGATTTTACCCGCAGATCGAATGTAAGAATAACATACGTCATTTTCAGCATCTATTCCCGCACTTACTACGGTTGGATTTGGTAAAGATTGAGTTGCGAAAGTTCCCGCAGGTTGAGCCGCCCCGACAAAGTTAGCATCGGTTTGAATCTCATCTTCTGTCGCCTCTGTCAAGGCTGTATTTGCTAAAGGAACAACTCCCCCGCCTCTCATTACTAAAGCACCACTTGAATCAACATTTGCCATACTTAACACCTCACAGTTTTATTCCTGCCCCAAGTAAAGGCTTCATTAAATTACGATTAATATTGTTGATCGGTCTGCGAAGTAGTCTTTTTCCTACATTGAAAGTTATTGCCGTAGTAGCCGCACCGACAGCCATTGGAACAATATTTGAAGATAGATTATTTGCCATCTCGCCAACAGCCAATGAAGGATTAGAAAGAAGATCGCCTAAGCTGATTTCATCTTGACCCGATATAACCATAGAAGTATTATCAAAGAATTGGGTTGATACGCCCGTAGTTTTCATAGCAAGATCTGTATCTCCTGTAAAGAATCCAAAGACTCCCGTTCCAGTGATCCCCCTGGATAAGATCTCAGCATATGTGAGACTCTCTAATGCGTTTATGATCGAAAATGATCTTCGTGTTCTGCGTCTTGTGCTTTTCCTACGTGCCATAGATTTAGTGATCCGTGAAAAAGTCGCTATTAATCATTCTTCTTGAATTGGCCGTTTTCATCCCTTAGATCAATAATTCCAGATCCATTATTTTTATTGGCTGCGTTTTTCAATAATTCACCAATAGCCGCTTGAATTGGGTTTATGGGATCACCACCTAAACCATATTGTTGAATGATCGCTGCCAATTTTCCGTCTAATTTTTCTTCAAGCTCGTCCGATGCATCGTAAATGGTTTTGTTCAATTGACCTAACCCCCAAATTATAACAAATATCTCGATTATTGTGCATATTCCTAATACTAGTGCTTCAAGCATACCCAACGCCAACCGATAACGGTCTTAAAACTTAATTATTGATCTATCTGTATTAGTATAGTATAGTATAGTATAGTATAGTATAGTATATAGTAATAATTACTTACTATCGTGCATTAATAAGTAATAATTAACCTTAAGAACCCCTACGGGCTCGGAATATCATGCTTGAAGTCTTATCTTACGGTGGCGGAGTCCAATCAACAGCAATATGTCTTTTAATTTTAGAAGGGAAACTTCCGAAGCCCGATCTAATATTATTTTCTGATACTGGATCAGAAAGACCCGAAACTTATGACACCGTTGCTAAAATATCATTCGAGATGGCTTACGCGGGAATTAGATTTGATATTGTGTCAGCGGGTGAAAAATTGCACGAAGGTTATCAAAAACTTGAGTCTTTACCAATGATCGGAGTATCAATTTGTACTCATAAATATA